CCGCCCGCCGCGATAGGTTCCGTCTTTCGCCATGTCGATCACTTCCATTTCTGTGGTGCAGGGTTTAATACCCTGTTTGAATTGCAATTTTTGCGTAAAAGACCCCGCGCCGTTTTCCGGGGAAAAGGGTCGTAGAGATTTTGACCGCCCTACCGGTCGCCGCGCTCGCGGTGAATCTTCTCGTGACACGAACGACAAAGACTCATAAGGTTGGACTCGTCATTCGATCCTCCGTCAGCAAGCGGCACGATGTGGTGGACTTCCTCGACCGCGACGTAGCGTCCTTCCTTTAAGCACTGCTCACAAAGCGGGTGCTTGTGAACGTAGCGGTCACGGATTCGTTTCCAAGCTCTGCCGTAGCGTTTGCCGGGAGAGTAGCCGCGCTGGAACTTCTCGTAGTGCTGTTCCATAACCTTGGCATGCTCCTCACAATAAACGCCGTCCGTCAGGTGTGGGCATCCGGGATAACGGCACGGTCGTTGTGGTTTTCTTGGCATAAGCCGTGCCTCCTTTCAGGGCATAAAGAAAGCCCTGCAGGATAATCCCGCAAGGCTCGTGTGCTGCGCGTGCAGCTGTATCTTTATTCTTTTCGCTGATTATATACTATCATAAAGGGCGGGTGGACATCTTAGGACAAAGCAGGACATTTCGGGCGCATTTCAAATGATAATCGGATTATCCGGAAGCGTCACATGAAGGAGTGCCTTGCCATGCCAGCGGCGAATGGTACGGGCATCTGCACAGAGCTCCATTCCGATCTGCTCCCACGTATAGTTGTGGATGTACCGGTACTTGAGTACCATGCGCTCGTCGGTATCAGGAACTGCCTCAATGACCTCTCGTATCTGTTTCTTAAGGTCTGATAGCATTTCCAGCTCACCGGCGATTTTCTTTTCCAGTGTCCACAGCTTCTCAAGTGTCCGGACAAATGGTGCTTCGGTATTACGCGATGCCTGCACGCGGTCTTTATCATATTGGATAGCCGACACGCTGCCTGCCATCTCACGCAGGTTTTGTGCTTCCATCGTGTCGGACTTGATTCTCTGATCAAGGCGGTAGGCCTGATGGAGATATTCTTTTACTGTCATAAGGGCTTCGCCTCCTCTCGTAGTTTTTGTATGAGATACTCGCCGTCTACACTTGTTAAGGTCTTGTACCAGCCGGAGCGGAAGAACCGTTCACACTCCATTGCATCCGACATGGCAGCTTGATTACCGGGTTTCTTTTTCAGGCGCTTCAAGGCGTCCCGGTAATCCTTTACTGCCTGCAGCACGATGGCATTGGCGAGATTTTCGTAGGGATCGGTCATCACACCACCTCAAGGTCAGCCTTGACCGCGTCAATCAGTGCGGTCTGCGTCATTTCCTTCTTGGATAGCGCCTTTATGATCCTTTCGTCGATGGTACCCTTGGTGATGATGTGTTGGATCACCACAGTGCCTGATTCTTGACCTTGCCGCCAGAGACGGGCGTTGGTCTGCTGATATAATTCCAGAGACCATGTAAGGCCGAACCACACAAGGGTGGAGCCTCCGGCCTGAAGGTTCAAACCGTGACCGGCAGAGGCCGGATGGATGACTGCTACAGGAATCTTTCCCGCATTCCAGTCAGCAATATCGCGGCTGGTCTTGATCTCCCGGACATTGAAGCGCTTCTTAATGCGGCTTAGGTCATGCCGGAACCAGTAGGCCACAAGAAGCGGTTTTTCATTGGCAGCCTCGATAATATCCTCCAAAGCGTCCAGCTTCTTATCGTGGAACTCGATGACCTCACCGGTATCGGCATATATGGCACCGTTTGCGAGCTGTGAGAGCTTGCCCGTAAGCGATGCGGCATTGGCAGCAGTCACTTCACCATCGGGGAGCTGCAATATGAGCTCCTGTTTCAAATCTTCATAACGGCTGCGCTCAGAGTCGGAAAGCTGCACTTCATATTCTGTTGAAACCAGTTCCGGCATCTTCAAATGGTCGGTGGACTTCATGGAAATCGTGATATCTGAGATCCTCTGATAGATGGCATCTTCCGCATAGGGCAGCGGCTTGTAGGAATAGATGATCTCGCCGTTTCGCTTGTCCGGCATGAAGTAATTTGTCCGGTACTGCGTGATAAAGCGTCCGAGGCGCTCGCCCATATCCAGCACTTTAAACTCTGCCCACAGATCCATGAGACCGTTGGAGGAAGGAGTACCAGTCAGGCCGATAATCCGATGAATCCGTGGCCGTACCTTCATCAGCGACTTGAAGCGCTTGGATTTATGATTTTTGAAGGACGACAGCTCATCGATAATCACCATATCGAAGTCAAAGGGAAAGCCGGACTCATCAATCAGCCACTGCAGGTTTTCGCGGTTGATGATCGTGATATCCGCTTGCTGCATGAGGGCGGCTTTTCGCTCCTTCGGTGTCCCGACTGCGACCGCATAGGTCAGACCTCTTAGATGCTCCCATTTCTGGATTTCCGCTGGCCATGTATCGCGGGCGACTCTTAAGGGAGCCACCACTAAAACACGATGCACTTCGAAGCTGTCAAACAACAGGTTATATACTGCTGTCAGGCTGATGATCGTCTTGCCAAGTCCCATATCTAAAAGGACTGCGGCCACAGGGTGCTTTTCAATATAGCGGATGGCATAGTCCTGATAATCATGTGGATTGAAGTTCATCGATCATCCCTCCAATCTGCTCCGGATCGTCAATGACATATACCCGGTAGCCAAGTTCCCGCAGCAGCCTGTGGCGTGAGAGCTGGAGAGGGCGTGGCTTTTTGCCGGGTGCCTTCAGCTCCGCGAAACCGATATGGCCGTCAGGGAGTAAGATCAGACGGTCGGGCATTCCTGCGAAAGAGGGACACACCAGCTTAAGTGCAATGCCGCCGTTATTTTTCACCGCCATAGTTAACTTGTTTTCTATCTGTTTTTCTATCATTGCAAACCTCCGTCAGGCGTTAATTTCAGGGGATGTGCAAGGTGTATCAATGGTATTTACCAAACTTTTTCTTAGAGCTATTTTTTTAGGCCTAAGAGAGTTTTTATATAAGACCTTGATACACCTTGTCATAGTCCCGGATTACTGCAGAAAATCTTCCTCTGCGCCGTTGTCATCATGAATCTTTAAGCCCTTAAAATAGCGCTTCCGATTCAATGTCAGCCGCTCGAATCCGGCTTTCTCCAGCGCAAAGTAAAAGTCTGCCGTGCTGCGCACATACTCATTGCAGTCCAGCGAGTAGTTGCGGTATGCCTGATAAAGTGCCGAGGAGCTTTCCTTAAAGGACTCATCCACATCGCACTTCTCCTCCAGAAAATGTCCGAACCAGTCGTTCTGGCTGCGATATTCATCGATGGCCTTTGTTACGCAGTCCGGCACCGGAATCTGGTAGTCCAGCGCGATGACCTTTTTAGCACCTTCGATGATCCATGCCAGAATGCTTTCACCGGCATTTTCATATAGGTACTCACCGTAATTTTTGATGTCGGCCTTGCCCTCGATCTTGGCGTTGAACGGGATCACGATAAGCCTGCGCCAGATACCGTCATCGGAAGCGGAGACGCGAGGCAGGTGGTTCGTGTACAGCACCAGCGTATGGCAGGGCTTGAAGGAAAACGGGTCTTTATACTTTTTCTCCGCAAACACATCGTCCGTAGAGCAGAGCTGCTTGACGGTGGAGTCGTTGAGCCTTGCGCCTTCCTGCATTTCCGCAGCGATCAGCAGGCGTTTACCTTTGACCTCAGCCATTTCCGGCTTGATGTTTCTGCGGCAGCCGACGGTCAAGGTATCTGCGGATATATTTCCGCTGTAGAGTCCCAGCACGCGGGAGATGGCATTCCAGAAGGTGGATTTGCCGTTGCGTCCATCGCCGTATGCGATGATGAGCGCCTCCACAAAAACTTTCCCGATAGCAGCAAGGCCGCAGATCATCTGTACATAGTCGATAAGCTGCTGATCCTTCTGAAAAATCAGATCCAGATTATCCTGCCAGAGCTGCGCTCCTTTACTGCCGGGTGACACGGACGTGATTTTTGTAATAAAGTCATCTGCAGAATGTTCGCGGGCACCGGCCATACCTTTTCTGAGGTCGTAGGTCGCCTCCGGTGTGCAGAGCAGGAAGCAGTCTGCGTCCAAGTCTCTCGGCGAGATTTCCAGCATCGGGTGCGTCTCTTTGAGGGTAGATGTAATGTTCTTGGAGTCGCGTCTGCGAACGGCAAAGCTCTGGTAGGCCTTGGCGGCAAGGAACTCCTGATAGGCCTCCATCTGCTCGTCGCTCATCAGCTGTTCAGCTTTGGCCTTGGATGTGTTATCAAGTATTTCCTGTGCACCACAGTTTTTGAGCTTTTGCAGAGCCTCCATCATATTTCGATTGGCTTCTGCGAGCTGCCTGCGGGTGAGTTCATGAGCGACGGCCTGAGCGCCGGGCTCTGTTTCCTGCCAGTAGTGGTCACTGTATCGGATAAAGTGGGTGGCCGGTGAGTAACGCAGCTCGTTTGCAAAATACTTTGAGAGCACCTCGGCCTGTCCTACATCAGAAAAGTCCTCCGGCTTATAGCTGTTCTCGTCGTTATAAACTTCCGGAGGGACATAACCATCCTCGCGGCTGATCTTGGAATAAAAGCGCTGGGCGCTGTGCCAGATTGTATTAAGCTCGCTGTTATCCAGAGGCGGCACGCAGATCGCGGCCTTTTCCAGAAAACTTTGGTAGGCTTTTGCCGTATCGCCGTATTTCTTAATGACAATACCGGCAAAGCGGGACATGGTAGCGTTGCGGCTTCCTTCCGGGATCACGACGTCCTTTTCATGCCCGCCGGGAAGGCCTGCATCAAACTCGTCGTCGTTCAAAAATTCCGTGAGGTTCATGCGACCGGGATAGAGCTCCACATCCGGTTCTTGTGTTCCGAAGAAGAAGCGAGCAGCATCCAGCGCTTTCGTATCGAAATACGGAAATATGGAATTGACCAGCTTCTTCATATCGCTATAGAGGGCAGCATCCGTCACCCGGTCGATGGGAAAGAGCACATGGAACTTTGGCCTTGCCGGTTTGCCGTTTTTCTCGCGCTGATTAAAGCGGCTGTAATGGATGGCGAGGCTTACTCCCGGAAATGCCTCCAACACGTCTGCCGGTGTGATCCAGTCTTTCGGATCTTCTGAATGGTCATTATCACAATCCACGGGAAGACAGTCAGCGGAGAGAAAGTTGTCGCTGTTGCGGTAGTGATTTTTGTACTCCGCGCACACATAATCGTGACTGACTGCGTCTCTCATTCTGTCCGCGTCCATGACAACGGTCTTATGCGGATAGGAGCAGTTTCCGGGATTGCCGATAAAATCGGCGCTATACAGGGTAAACATCAGTCGTACACCTCCTCCGATTCTTCCTCCAGCACCTTTGTGATAAATTTCAGGGCGCGGATCATGGTTTCCAGTTCGCAGTCGCCGCCAAGGGTAACTTCAAAACCGTTGCAGCCGAATCTGTCCATGAAAGGTGTGACATGGATATCTGTGCTGGCTTCATCGGAAATGCGGAAATAGGTGCGTCCGCCGTGGCCGGTGTCGCCACCTTTGTAACCGGTTGTTCCGGCTTCGACCTGCAGGATATTGGCACTTACCACATCGCGGGTGTAGGTAGTAATCTTCGTGCCATCGAAAAGCTCTCTGCGATTTTCTTTAATTTCATACATAGCGTTAAACCTCCTGCCATTCTTCTGTGAAATAGCGCAAGTGATAGCCTTTCCACTTGGCGCGTTTGATTTCTGCTTCCATACCGGATGAGATGCGGCTGCCGAATACCCAGATTTCAGCGCACTTGCTCATGAGGGCATTTCCGAAGAAAAGACCAAGCTCACGTTCTTCCGGATTGTCATCATCAAGGAACTGCGGAAATAGCAGATGCGGTGCGATAGGGATATATCCCTTGTCCACGGCATAGCGGCTGTAGCGTCTGGCGTTGGCTACGTTTGTCTCCACATCTCCGGAAAACGGAGAGCAGATGTAGACGATAGGCCGGAAAGCACGAAGGGACTGCTTTTCATTTGCAGCAATCCGGGATAGTGCTTCACCTGCAGTTGGATCAGGATAGCCTTCGCTGTTGCGATAATCGTTGCTCACTCAAAAGTCCTCCTTTCCGGGCAGACTTAAAGGCGTCCACCTCCAATTTCCACTGGAGATGAACGCCTGATTTGAGCGGACGATTTTTAATCTTTTTTGTAAAAGGGCGTGGTGTAACCGTCGGCGCGGAGCTTCAGGCCTTTTGCCCACGGAGGAGTCCTGCCCATCTGTTCACAGAGAACGTCAAGAGACATGCGAGGATCCGCTTCGATAACCAGCTCGTCGTGGATATGCATGACGATGGAGCAGCAGCGCAGCGTCTTCATGGCATAGCAGAGAATGTCGCGGGAGGTTGCCTGCACGATATTTTCCACGAATTTCGGCCCGTATGAATCGAGCCGTTCCCATTTTTTCGTGCTGCCTATGCCCTCATAGGTGATACACTCGCCTCCGAATTTATTCGTACCGACCTTTGGCTTTACATAGGCGAGGTTCCGTCCGGAGGGCAGTGTAATAAAGAGCATCCCGGAGCGACAGGAGAAGGTAAGTCCGTAGCTGCTGGTTGCGTGTTTATATTTCACGGCCTCCATAACAGCTCGGTCGACATCCCACCAGAATTTCACGATATTGGGATTTGTCTGCCGCCATGCATCCACCAGCGGAGGAAGCTCATCTTCGGAAAGTCCCATCTCAATAGCGCCCATTGCCTTTAAGGCACCGACCGAGCCGCCGTAGCCGAGCGCAAGTTCCGCGATTTTGCCTTTTTGACGCAAGTGGCCATTAATGCCATGCTTCTCGACCGGGACATGGAACATCTGACTGGCGCTGGCGCAGTAGATGTCACCTCCGGTTTCAAAGACTTTTTGACGCCACGTCTCACCGGCATACCACGCGATGACTCTTGCTTCGATGGCGCTGAAGTCGGAAACATAAAACTGCGTACCATCCTTCGGGATGAAGGCTGTCCGGATCAGCTGGGAGAGGGTGTCCGGGACATCCTCATATAAGAGCTTCACGGCGTCAAAATCTCCGGATTTTACAAGAGCGCGTGCGTCGGCCAGATCCGGGAGATGATTTTGCGGGAGGTTTTGTAATTGTATAAGCCTGCCTGCCCAGCGTCCGGTACGATTGGCTCCGTAAAAAGCGAACATGCCGCGAGCCCTGCCGTCATCACAGACCGCACGCTCCATAGTCTGATATTTCTTGACGGAGGATTTGGCAAGCTGTTGTCGGAGTTCCAGAACGGTCTGAAGTTCTGGAGGAGCGGTTTTGATAAGCTCTGCCACGACTTTCTTTCCAAGACTGTCAGTTTCGAGTCCGTTACCCTTGAGCCACTGTTTCATTTGCTGGACGGAGTTTGGATTATCAAGTGCTGTCATATCTTTCATGGCAGCAGTCAGTTCTGACCGGGAGCGGGAGTCCATTTCGATCGCTTCCTTCACCAGATCCATGTCGAGCCGGACACCACGGTCGTTGATTTCCTGATCGATGCGGTATTCATCCCAGACTTCCTTCGGCACAGGGAATTTTGCAAGACGATCCTTAATGCCGATCTCGGTCTCTACATCTCTGATATTATATTTTTTGAAGGCCTCCCACTTGTCCGGTGCATGGAAAGGGTGGTTCCTTGTGCGACCGCCGTTTGTTTTCGTCGGAGCACAGGGCACGGAGAAGTATTTGATCAGGTCTTTTCCCTCCGTGAGTTTCTGTTTTTCAAGACCAAGGACGGCACCGACGCCTTCCAGAGAGAGCGGCAGTCCCATTGTTGCCGCCCAGACCATAGAGCAGCGCCAGCTTTCCGGATTCAAGAAGCGTGCGCATTCGGTCGAGATAGGGTGGTTATCATGGAAGGGATCGAGGCTTACTCCCAGATCACGGAGATAACGGGATAAACACACCCTTTCAAAATTTGCGTTGAAAGCCCATTTGATGACAGTATCATCAGTCAGAGCATCTATAATTTCCTGCGGCAGACGTTCTCCCTGTGCAAGGTCGATGACCGTCACCTCGGAGCCATCGGAGCTGTAGCCGAACAGCAGTATCTCAAAATCTGGTGACTCGGCATATTTATATACGCCACATTTGGATAGGTTCACGTCGCTGTAGGTTTCGATATCAATACTAAGTGTTTGCATAGATTTTCACCTCAATTCAAACAAGCGGCTTAAGATCACTCCTAAGCCGCCTGCCGGTACTGGATTATTTCAGGGATTCCATACGCTTGATATGGTATTCGTCGTCCTGCGCGGCCTTTTTCTCCTCGCGTTTCTCACGCTTGAAGTCGTTGATCACCGTCTGGATGGCGACCACTGCCCAAGACAGGACTACGATGCAGAAGCATCCGATCAGGATGTTGCAGAGAAGGGATGAAATCATAACTGTGCTTTCCATTGTTTTGCGCTCCTTTCCTTAGTTGAGAAAATCTTCATCGTCGTCAGTAGCAAAGTCGGACTCAGCGCTTGCCTTGCCGCCAAGAGGCTCACCGTCGCGGATCTTCTGCAAATTGTTAAGCCCGCAGGCGATTCCCTTGTTGCCGGAAGAGTTGAAAGCATAAAACGTGATGCTGGCTCTACCGTACACGCCGCTGTACACTTCGGAACGGGTGAGAATCGGGTTCAGGTCTGCATCCACGATGCCGGGAGCAGAGGTGGCATTGGCATTCACGAAGTAGGCGTTCTTGTAGGCCTCGTCATCCGGACGTTCAGCGTCGCCGTCACGAAGAGGAGTTTTCAGAACAGAGAGCGCCGGTACAGACTTGCCGTTGCCCTTGAGCTTGGCTTCGCCCTCCTTGTAGGCAGCTTCGATGGCGGCCTCGATCTTGGCGATGGTCTTGGTATCGGACTTCGGGATGATAAGGCTCACGCTGTACTTGGGAGTGCCGCCGTTGATGGATTTCGGCTCCCAGACATTTGCATAGCTCCAGCGGGTGTCGACACCGGTGATAACCTTCATGGGATTGCTGATTTTTACATTCTTACTCATTGTCGTTTTCCTCCATAAAATCATTTTTGGCTGTGTTCATGGCCGGGCGCTTGTCGCTATCCGGCACAAGTGTGGGTTTGCCCTGTGGCTTTTCGATATAAGCCGTCAGGAGTTCATCAAAGCGGGACTTGCCGAGGAGCTTCTGCATGGCGGTGACGCCGAGCAGCTTTTTCTCATACGGGTCGAAGCCTGCTTTCTCGACCGTTTCAATGACAGCGGCCTCATTGCTGTATCTTCGGTTGGCACGTCCTTCGACGAGCTTGAAGCCAGTCCACTCCTTACCGGAGAGAGCTTGCTGCAGGGCATATTCCTTGATGTCGGATGCCCAGCTGACCAGCTCATCCACTTTGCCGAGGATAACCTCGATCTCGGTGTCCGTGAGCAGTGGCGGGAGCTTGAAATCATGCTGCGCGAGTTTCAGGTTAGCTTCGGCTCTGGCTCGGCACTCGTTCTTGGCCTTGCAGAAGCCGCACCATTCACCACACAGGAAATTCCCATCTCCGGCGAAGGCCAATTCTGCGGTGGGCTTCAATACTTCGTCTGCCCAGCGGTAGAGCGCGTCTTTGCTGATCTCGAACGTGCTGATGTTTTGCCGTCTCGGCTGGTAGATGGTCATGGAAACCTGATCGATGTCGTAGATGCCATCGAAAAGCTCCAAAGCGCCGAGCGCGTAACACTGCATCTGCGGGTTTTCATCTGCTGAGACCAGAACGCCGAGACCGTGTTTGTAATCGATGATCCTGAGTGTGCCGTCTGCAATGATGATGCAGTCGGCTGTTCCGAAGCCCTGTTCTACCCAGCGGGAGAAGTCCACACGCTGCTCGATCAGGACGACCGGGTCGCTGCATGTTTCCTTGGCGGCTTCGACTTGCTCCAGAACGTATTCGGCATAGCCGCTGGCGCAGTCCTCCATCTCTTCGGAATACCATTTGAGGCTTTTGGTCGGGTCTTCTGCGGGAAGTCCAAGAGCGGACTTGATCTTGAATTCGCCAAGCGCATGGGCGTCGGTACCTTCCGCAGCGTAGTCGCTTCCTTTATCCTCATAGGTTTCGCAGAGCCTTGCTGATGGCGGGCAGTGCAGCCACCTATCGGATGAAGATGCGGAGAGGATCGCGTGTGCTTTAGCTGCCATTGCCGATTACCTCCGCGTCCTTCAACAGGGCTTCATAATTTGCCGGGTCTACGGCTGAGAGCTTTGCGGCACCGTACTTCTGGAGCAGGGTGCGAACCTCTGCGGTGTGACCGGCACGGGACTTCTCGGCAAGGACGGCTCTTACATCCTCCAGCTTGATCTCCGGCTTGGGTTCCTCCTTCTTAGCAGCACTTTTAAAATGTTGCTGCTTAGAATTGTCGTCTCCAGAAAACTGCTGGTAGAGCCAGTCGGCTGCGGCATTAATAGAAGCAGCAGCGGTGCGGAGCTCTTCGATGGTTTGTGCCATTTCTGCCATCTTTGACATTTTCTTTTCCTCCTTCCTCGGATTGGCTTGCGGCAAGTACCAGGAGGTTCCTTGCCAGTCTGGCGGATACGTGACTGATGGAATTCAGGAGTTTGATCTCCTCATTCACGTTGCCGCCGGTGTCTGCATAATTGCGGTACATCATGTTCAACTCGCTTTCTGAAGGCTTTGTTCTCTGTCCTTCACGTTCCACTGGAGATGAACTTCCGATTTGAGCGGAGGATTTTATAAAAAGTTTTCCGACCACCATCCGATTGGTGGATAGCGGCCGGAAAGGGTGTTATTCGCGGTACTTATATTACTTGTCGCCGGCAATTCTGCGCAGGTCGGTGCGGTACTTCTTCATCTGATCAGCAAAGGTCTTCTGCGGGCGACCGAGCTTTCTGGCGATAGCACGGTCGGAGATGCCCTCCGGATGATCCTGCCAAAGCTGAATGATTGTATCAGCCTCCGGGTCGAGCTCACGCAGTCGTGCAAAAAGCTGCTCCAGCAGCATACGGTCAGCGATGACCTCGTCCATTGGCTTGCTGCTGTCAGGAATATAATCGCCGAGGGTGCCGTTGCCGTCCGGGAGCGGTTGATCCAAAGATGAAGTGTCACCAGCAGCGTGGTATTCACATCCGATGCAGTCGCCGTCGCACTTCCATATAAAGCGGTAAGGGCACATACACCTGCCGTGATCCTGCTCTTTGTGGCGGATACGGTCGGCTTCCTTATAGAAAGAGTCGTGCTGCGCCTTGGTGACCGGAACCTTCTCGGCAGTGCTGCGAACGTAGATGAAATAGGTCTTCTGATTGTCGTTGTTTTGCATAATGAAAGCCCTCCTTCGGCTTTTGCCGAAATGGAGAGCTCCAGACATGCAAAACCAGACCACAGGCGTGAGGGCATAACCGAAGGATTACTCCATTTCGGCTGCACCTCACTTCCGGTGATCGGTACAGTATTTGATTGTCATCGGTAGTCACGTGGAACCGGAAACACCCTGCGCAGATGGCTCCCACGTGCTAAGGCAAGTATGCCATTTTTCGGGATTGGAACCTCAGACACAGGCATGTCCGTTTTTGCGGTGCTGATAGGCAGAAACGAGAAGGCCAAGATGAACTTTATATTGAAAAATGGATAAAAAAAGACCAGACATAGTTGTGTCCGGTGGGGAATTTTAAGAACGCACAAATAAAAAATAATATCAACAAATAACAACAAACTCTTGAAAAATTCACATTTATGGTGTATAATAAAATAGTTAAGCTGTATTCAGATTCAAATCACGAGGTGAGAGCATGGAAGAAATCATGAATGACAAATGGATAAGCATAGATGAAGCTGCGGAATATTTAGGAATCAAAACAGTTACTCTTCGCAGCTGGATCAGAAATGGTAAGGAAGGTTTGCCTGCTCAAAAAATCGGAAAACAGTGGAAGTTTAAAATTTCCGAACTCGATGAATGGGTTAAGAGCGGTAAGAGCGCTGACTGATTCGCACTGAAAATCAAAGAAAATCATTAGACAAGGAGCAGGCGAAAAATGGCTGTCAAGAAAACACAATTATATGCATCGCTTTGGGCGAGCTGCGACAAACTTCGCGGAGGCATGGATTCCTCGGAATATAAGGACTATATCCTGACGCTTCTGTTCATGAAGTATGTCACTGATAAATTTAAGAATAAGGGAGCCTACGAGGACATCAAGGTCTTCGATAAGGCACACGACAAAGATCCCGATCCGGAGAAGCGGACGGGCTGCTCCTTTGATGACTTTATTGCGCTTAAGGGAAAGAAGAACATCGGCGAGGGCATGGATAAGATCATTGCCCGTCTTGCTGACGAAAATACTGACCTGAAGGGCGTTATTGATATTGCACATTTTAACGATGAGAAGAAACTGGGAAGCGGTAAGGAAATGGTCGATAAGTTGACCGATCTCATATCCATCTTCCAGCGTCCAGAACTGGACTTCTCCCGGAACAAGGCTGAAGGCGATGACATCATCGGAGACGCCTACGAATATTTGATGCGCAAATTCGCTACAGAAAGCGGAAAGAGCAAGGGACAATTCTATACACCTGCAGAGGTTTCCAGAATCCTCGCCAATGTGGTAGGTATCAGTCGCTGCACGGATACCAGCGCCACGGTATGCGATCCGGCTTGTGGAAGTGGAAGCCTGTTAATTCGAGCTATCGACGCGGCTCCGATTCCGATTATGGGATATGGCCAAGAAAAGGAAAGCACCACAGCTGGTCTGGCAAAGATGAATGCCGTCCTGCATCGTAAAGCCGAGATTACTATCAAGAGTGGTAATACCTTCTCAAATCCGCAGTATCTTGACAAATCCGATAATTCCATACTTGAGCGATTCGATTACATAGTAGCTAATCCGCCTTTTTCAATGAAAAACTGGCGTGATGGTATTGCCGGTAAAGAGTATGGTCGATTCGAGGGCTATGGGGATACGCCTCCGGAGAAGAACGGAGACTATGCTTGGCTCATGCACATTCTTAAAGCATTGAAGTCGAACGGCAAAGCTGCAGTTATTCTTCCTCATGGTGTTTTATTCCGTGGAAACGCGGAAGCTACTATCAGGGAAGCTATTATTAAGAAGCATTGGATCAAGGGTATCATCAGCCTTCCGGCAAACCTGTTTTATGGTACCGGTATCGCTGCATGCGTTCTTGTTATTGACAAAGAGGGTGCGGCAAATCGTCAGGGTATCTTTATGATTGATGCCAGCCGTGGGTACGTTAAGGACGGAAATAAAAACCGTCTGCGTGAACGTGATATTTACAGAATCATTACAACATTCAATGAGCAGATAACAACCGATCCCAAGTATGCTCGTTTCGTACCAAACGATGAAATTGAAAAGAAGAATGGGTATAACCTGAACATCACTCGCTATATTGACTCCACAGATCCGGAGGATATTCAGGATATCTATGCGCATATTCATGGTGGAATTCCGGCGGTTGATATTGACAGTCTATCTAAGTATTGGGATGTGTTCCCTTCGCTGAAGGCTGAGTTGCTGTCGGCGATTAGCGATAAGTATTACAGCCTGAATGTGAAGCATGAGAATATCCGTCAGACGATATATAAAAACGCCGAGTTCTCAGATTATGGCGAGAAACTCGACGAGGCTTTTGCGGCATGGAAGTCCAAGGAGTATTCTGTCCTTTCTGCCCTTGATGAGGATGTATCCGCAAGGGAGTTGATTGTAAGTCTTGCAGAGGATATTCTCGCTGAGTTTGAGCACCTGACGCTGATTGATAAATACGACGTGTATCAAGTGCTGCTGGCTTATTGGAACGAGGTCATGAACGATGACGTGTCGCTTATCATAAGCGAACCGGATGGCTATGCCAATGCCAGAGCGACGGATAATATCGAAGAGGAAATCACGCAGGGCAAGAATAAAGGCGAGATGAAAGTCACCGGATGGGAAGGGAGATTGATTCCAAAGGCCATAGTGATAGATGCCTTCTTCCGCGAGGAGAAGAATTCCATAGAGGAAGCCGAGAACGTTGTCGCAGAAACGGAATCCCTGCTTTCTGATCTGGTTGAGAGCGCCGACGAAGAATCTGCTCTTGCCGATGTAGCTGAAAACGGAAAGGTCAAGGCGAAGGATTTAGAGGCTAAGATTGAGGAACTCACACAGCATGTGGAAACCGAGGAGACAATTGAGCTGGAACTTTTGATGGATCAGCTTCCGATGCAGAAGAAGCGCCTTCAGGCATATCTGGTGGGACACCCGCTTTGCGAAAGCGCTGTAACAGAAAAAGGAACTGTTACAAAGTCTTCTATCATGCTGCGCCTATTTATTATTCGTACAGTAGAGAGCGTACCGGAAAGCTTGCAGGATGATGTAAATCAACTCAGACAGGCTTTAGATCTTTGCGGCAAAGTGTCCGACTACAACAAGGTTGTAAAAGATCTGAACAAGGCGCTTGATGAGAAGTGCAGGGCAAGGTATGACAGTCTGACAGATGAAGATATTAAGAATCTGTTGGTGAACAAGAAGTGGTTTGATAGCATCTTCTCTGGTATAGCTGATCTGTATGCTGCAATTTCTCATCGCTTGACTAATAGAATTGTTGAGCTTGCAGAGCGGTATGAAAATACGCTTCCGGAGCTTGATAAAGATACAACTGAGTATGAGGCCAAGGTGAAGTCTCATCTGGAAAGGATGGGATTCAAATGGTAAACATTAAGTGGAAAGAAGCTCCGGTTAAAGATTTGGTGAAAATTGAAACCGGCAGCAGAAATACTGAAGACAAAAATGATGATGGGCAATATCCGTTTTTTGTACGTTCGCAAACTGTTGAGCGTATAGATAGTTTTCACTATGATTGCGAAGCTGTTCTTACAGCCGGAGATGGAGTGGGTACCGGAAAGGTTTTTCATTACATAAATGGAAAATTCGATGCACATCAGAGAGTATATGTTATGTCACAGTTTAAACAGGAGGTTTTAGGAAAGTATTTTTATTACTGGTTTTCCAAAAACTTCTATGCTGAGGTGGCAAAGTATACAGCAAAGTCTTCAGTTGATTCTGTACGTAGACAAATGATTGCGGGTATGGTGATTTCATTGCCTTCAGCAGAAGAGCAAGAAAAAATAGTTGGTGTCTTATCCGACGTTGATACGCTAATCACTGACTTGCAGAAGCTCATCCGGAAGAAAAAGGATATCCGTCAGGGTACGATGCAAATGCTTGTCACCGGGAAGAAGCGACTGGATGGGTTCGATGGAGAATGGGTAAAAATCAATCTCTCAAAGAATTCCAAACTTAAAGCGCGTATTGGCTGGCAGGGATTGACCACTGCGGAGTATCTGGATGAAGGTTATTCATACCTGATTACTGGTACAGATTTTAAGGATGGTCAGATTGACTGGAATGGTTGTCATTATGTGGACTACAACAGGTATGAACAAGATCCCAATATTCAAGTTTCAAACGGCGATCTCCTGCTTACAAAAGACGGTACCATTGGAAAAGTTGCATATGTGGCTGATCTAACCAGACCGGCGACACTAAATAGTGGCGTATTTCTTGTAAAGCCTATAACGGATGCATATATAGCACATTTTATGTTTTACGTATTAGAGTCGTCAGTATTTAAGGATTTCCTTCAGCAACTGTCAGCGGGGTCGACGATTAATCACTTGTATCAGAAAGACCTTGTGAAGTTTGACTTATATGTACCACCAACGAAGGAAGAACAAGAAGCCATAGCTGGTATCCTTTTTGACATGGATTCAGATATCCATAGACTCGAAAAGAAGCTATCAAAATACCAGAAAATAAAGCAAGGAATGATGGAAGAACTGCTGACCGGCAAGGTCAGATTGATGTAAGGAGGTGCCTGTCAGATGAGTATTGGGGATGCCGAAATCAAAACACAGGAAAGAGTGATCCGCTTCTTTAAAGATCCGGAAATCTTGGGCTATCAGTATATCGGTAACCTGTCGGATTATCAGAATAAGAACATCAAGGAAGATCGCCTGCGCCAGTATCTTCGACTGAAGGGCTATGCAGACAAACTGATTGATGCTGCCGTTATGCAGCTGCAGCAGGAAGCAGGAAACCTTTCTCGTGGGGTCTATGATGCCAATAAGACTGTGTATTCGCGGTTGAAGTACGGCATTCCAGTCAGTGAGAGCCCGGAGAAGCCTCCGGTGACAGTTGAACTTATTGACGAAGCCAATCCGCTAAATAATGACTTTGCAATCGCTGAGGAAGTAACTGTTGTTGAGCAGCAGGAGAAAAGGCCGGATCTTGTCATCTATTTGAACGGTATTGCTGTGGCCGTTATCGAATTAAAGCGAAGCAGCATCTCCGTGTCCGAAGGCATCCGCCAGAATCTCACAAATCAGAAGGACTCCTTTATTCGAGGCTTCTTTACTACCATGCAGTTCTGTATGGCTGGAAACGAGTCGGAAGGCCTGCGCTACGGGACGCTTCTGACCGGAGAGAAGTTTTATATGGAGTGGAAGGATGACGGTTTCAAAGAACATGAGGAGGAGCGTGATCCAGTAGATGTTCGTATCAGTAAAACCTGCGAAGTCATCGATAATAAACTCCTGAAGCAGATATATGCCATGTTCGATAAGGAACGTTTTA